GTTATCGTCAAGTTGGATTAGCCGTGCATCCAGAAGATTATGAGGATCCACCGATGTTACAGCAACTACCTTCGCAGAGGGAATATTACTAATGAGTTTTAAAAAAGGATTCACGGTCAAAGGTCGTAAAAAGAAAAAGACCAAAAAAGAGAAGAAAGAAGCCTCTTTTAAAAATCCTAAAGCAAGTTATTATAAACTCGTGCAACCTAAAGGATTTTCTGCTATGTTGCAAAAAAAACAAAAGAAAACATTAATTACATGAGGAGATAATGGCAGTAGAAAGACCAGTTATTGCAGAACAAGTACCAATAGAAAACGAAGCAGCAACAGATGTTACATTAGCTGAGGATATTGGTCCAGAAATTACGCCAACAGAAGATGGTGGTGCAATCGTTGGAAACGTTGAAGAACAAATTGCTGTTGACTTTTCATCAAACTTGGCAGAGACTATCGATGATGACGAGCTCAACAATCTATCAAGTGAGTTAAGACAACAATATGAAGATGATAAAGAGTCACGTTCGGATTGGATCGACTCGTACACAAAAGGTTTAGACCTTTTAGGGTTTAAATACAATGAACGCTCTCAACCTTTTCAAGGTGCAAGCGGGGTTACACATCCTCTCTTGGCTGAGAGTGTTACGCAATTTCAAGCACAAGCCTATAAAGAATTATTACCAGCAGGTGGTCCTGTAAAATGTAATATCGTTGGTGATGTGAATGCAGAAGTAGAAGCACAATCACAACGAGTTAAAGATTACATGAATTATGTAATCACGGATGAGATGGAAGACTACGATCCTGACATGGATCAAATGTTATTTTATCTACCACTAGCAGGCTCAAGTTTTAAAAAAATATATTTCGATGCTGATTTGGGAAGACCAGTAGCAAAGTTTGTACCAGCAGAAGATTTAGTTGTGCCTTACTTGTCAACTGATTTAGATACAACAGAGAGAGTTACACATATTGTTAAAATGTCAAAGAACGATATTCGTAAAGCTCAAGTAGCAGGATTGTATAGAGACATTGATTTAGAAGAACCTTACGAAGAAGAATCAAAAACACAAGCAAAGTATAATGACATTCAAGGGGAAACAAAACCAACGAATGCTGATATGTATACTTTATTAGAAATACATTGTGATTTAGACATAGAAGGTTTCGAAGATAGAGACGAGGAAACAGGGGAACCTACTGGTATAAAGATTCCATATGTTGTTACAATTGACGAGGGGTCAGGAAAAGTTCTCTCCATCTATCGTAACTACAAAGAGGGTGATGAATTTAAAAGAAAAATTGAATACTTTGTTCATTATAAGTTTTTGCCTGGTCTCGGCTTTTATGGTTTTGGCCTTATCCATATGCTTGGCGGACTCAGTAGGACGGCCACGTCCGCCCTCCGTCAACTCATCGACGCAGGTACTTTATCGAACTTACCAGCAGGATTTAAAGCAAGAGGTCTTAGAATTAGAGACGATGACAACCCAATTCAGCCTGGAGAGTTTAGAGATGTTGATGCACCATCAGGAGATTTACGAAACGGATTACTACCTCTTCCTTATAAGGGACCAGATCAAACATTATTCGCTTTATTAGGTTTTGTTGTTGATGCTGGTAAGAAATTTGCTGCGGTAGCTGATGGAAAAATAGGAGAAGGCTCACAAGCAAATCCAGTTGGTACAACAATGGCATTACTAGAACAAGGTTCTAAGGTCATGAGTGCTATTCATAAAAGATTACACTACGCACAGAAAAAAGAATTTAGAATTTTAGCAAGAATTATAGCTGAATTCCTACCACCAGAATATCCGTACATGGTAGCTGGAGGAAATAGACAAATTAAACAAACTGATTTTGATGAAAGGGTAGATATTATACCTGTTTCAGACCCAACAATCTTTTCTATGTCGCAACGTATTACGTTGGCTCAGACACAATTACAATTAGCACAGTCAAATCCACAAATTCATAACCAATATGAAGCATATAGACGTATGTATCAAGCGATGGGCGTGCAACAAATTGATCAAATACTACCTCCTCCTCCACAACCACAACCATTAGACCCTGCAATGGAAAATTCGATGGTTTTAATGCAAAAACCACTACAAGCTTTTGCAGAACAAGACCATCTAGCTCATATTGATGCACATCGTGCCTTTATTTCGTCTTATTTAGTAAAAAATACACCAAATATTATGGCATTATTGCAATCTCACATCTCTCAACACATAAGTTTTGTAGCAAGGCAAGAGATTGAAGCTAAAAATGCACCAATATTTCAACAACAAGCTGCACAATTTGGAGGTCAAATACCACCACAACTAATGCAACAGTTCCAAATGCAGAATGAAAAAGAAATCGCAGTAAGAATTGCACAATTAACAGAAGAGATGGTAGCTGAAGAACAAGAATATCTAGAAGGTATGACGAAAGATCCACTTGTTACGTTAAAAGAACAAGAATTAGGACTACGTTCAGAGGAATTAGAACTTCGTGCACAAAAAGATGGGGAGAAACAAGCTCTTGAAGAACAAAGACTAGCTATTCAAACACAACAAAATCAAGAAAAGATAGATGACGCAGATAAACATGCAACTATTAGAGAGGGAATATCACTTGCAAAGCTAGCTAAATAGTCTTAACTATTACTTATGGACACTCCAACACAAATCTTAGAAGAATATTTTAGTGGACTAATGACAATTGTTGATCAATCTACTAAATCACAAGAAGATCAAATTTTAATGGCTGGTGCAATGATGGCAGTAGCTAAAATGCTATATCATAATAATCTTACAGAACAGGAATCAAATAATATTCTTGATCATAATTTAAGAGACTTGATAAATCTTATAAAACCTACTATACATTAATTATGGCTGATAAAGAAGAAGGAAATCTAGTAGGAATTAAAGGATATGAAGAGTTTGACCTTAATGATCCTAACTTTAAAAAATTTATAAAAATGCGTATGAAGAAATTTGATCAAAGTGAAGAAGAAGCACTAGATGCATTTCTTAAAGAGCAAAAAGAATTTAAAAAAAAGAAAGACAAAAAAAATATTCCTGGTGGAAAGCATGGAGGTCGAGTAGTTAAGATGAAAGATGGTGGCTTTCCAGATCTGACTGGTGACGGTAAAGTTACACAAGCAGATGTTTTAAAAGGTAGAGGAGTTTTTAAAAAGGGTGGTTCAGTGAATAAGAAAAAAATTATCCGTGCTGCAAAACGTGGCTTCGGTGCAGCAAAGAGAGGTTATTAATGAAATTTAAAAATGCAAAAATGACTGAAGTTCCTCAAAAAAATCCATTTCCAAACAGAGCTACTGCTTCAACTGCTGAAGTAAGTATCTCTCCTTTTGTTGTGAAACAAAATAAAGGAGCTGGACCACAAGGACAAACAAGTAATATGCAAATTAAAAAAGTAGCATTCAAAGGTGTAAAGTAGTATACTTCGCTACTTTAACAAAGGAGGTTATATGAACCTATTAAAAGATCTATGGGACCATATTAAAGAATGGTCGGACTGGAAAATGAAGGACTGGATTAAAGCTGCTATTGTGGCTATCGTTGTTCTCTGGATAATTAGCTGGATGACAGGCGGAGCAGCATAGTGCTTAATCTACTCGGCGGTTTACTTGGTGGTGGAAAAGGCGGAGCCTTAGCTACTATTTCAAAAGTTGTCGATGAACTTCATACATCAGAGGAAGAGAAATTAGATAAAAAAATTTTAATGCAACGCTTACAACAAAAGCTTGCAGAAAAACAATTAGATGTTAATGCAAAGGAAGCCAGCCATCGCAGCGTATTCGTTGCTGGCTGGCGACCTGCAATAGGATGGTGCGGAGCCCTTGCCTTATTTTTTGCTTTTATATTATCACCATGTATTGAATGGTATGCAAAATTTTCAGGTATGGATATTGTACCGCCTGCTATCGAGACTGGCCCCTTACTAGCAATTGTCACTTCAATGCTCGGAGTTGCGGGAATGAGAAGTTTCGAGAAGGCAAAAGGGATTGCTAAGTAATGGGAAAAAATAAAGTAAAGACAGTTAAAAAAGTTATTAAAGGTTTAAAAAAAGCATCAAAAACACATGCAAAACAAGCAAGAACTTTACAGAAAGTAATAAGAAAAAAATGACATATGACGAACTAGCTGGTTCAGTAAAACTGTCTGAAGGTTTCAGAGATCACGTATATATAGACACGGAAGGATTTCGCACAATAGGCTGGGGTCATAAAGTAGTACACGAAGATAATTTTGAAGATGGTAAAATATACACCAAAGAAGAACTACAAGAAGTATTTGATAAAGATTTAAATAAAGCAATTGGTCAGGCAAGAATGTTAATGGAAGAACATGGTGTCGCTGATTTGCCCACAACCGCTCAACACACTATTACAGAAATGGTGTTTCAACTTGGAAAGTCAGGGGTTTCTAAGTTTAAGAATATGTGGAAAGCCCTGCATAACCGAGATTTTAACGGCGCAAGTCTGGAGATGTTGGATTCGAAATGGAATCGTCAAACTCCAAATCGTTGTAAAAAATTATCGGATCAAATGAAATCATGCGCTTAGAAAACTTTTTTACATATTACAAAAAACAATTATTAGATAGACAAAGTCAAGTTGAAGAGTCTATATTAGGCGGACTTTGCAAAAGTTGGGAAGATTATAGATATCTTACTGGGAAACTTGATGCACTTAAACAAGAAGTACAGGAACTCACGGACCTGCTAAAGAAACAGGAGCTAGAAGATGACGACTAAACCTAAATTAATTGTACCACAACATGTGTGGGACGGTAAACAAGCTGAAAAAAAGAAACAAGAATTAGAGAAGATTCCTCAACCAACTGGTTTTAGAATTGTTTTATTTCCTTTACGATTAGAAGGTAAAACAAAAGGAGGTGTTCTTCTTACTGATGATACAATTCAAGAATCACAAATAACAACTAACATATGTAAAGTGTTGAAAGTGGGTCCTAGTGCCTACAAAGATAAAGAAAGGTTTCCTGATGGTCCTTGGTGCAAGAAGGATGATTGGGTTTTAATTACTAGATATGCGGGTTCTAGAATTAAAATAGATGGGGGCGAATTAAGAATCATTAACGACGATGAAGTCCTGGCAGTTGTTGATGATCCAAGAGATATATTGCCAGCTAATATTTTATAAACATGGAGAACTCTATGCAAGATGCAAATGAAAAAATGGTTCCAATAGATACATCAGGTGATCCTGTTGAAGTGGAACTTAACGATGACAAAGAACAGGTTCAAGTTAAAGAAGAACCTCAAAAAGAAATTGAAGTTCAACAAGAAGAAGTTGTAGAACAAAAAGAAGAACAAGAAGAAGTTTCACGTGAAAAGGAAAAAGAAGAAATTCCTGCTGATCCATATGAAACAGGTGATCTTGATAATTATAGTAAAGGTGTAAAGAAAAGAATTAATAATCTCGTAGGAAGAATGCGAGAGATGGAAAGACTTTATGAAGCCACACAGAAAGAAAATGTAGATCTCAAAAAGAGATATAGCTCCGTAGGTAAGGGCTATGTATCTGAGTTTGAGGGTAGAGTTACTTCTGCTGTGGACGCAGCCAAAGCTAAACTTAAAAAAGCAATTGAAGATAATGATACTGAAGGTCAGGTTGCTGCACAAGAGCAATTAGCTGCGGCTAAAGCTGATACAGTTAGATTAGCTAATTTAAAAGCTAATCAGAAAAGAGATGAAGAAGCTCAAAAAGCTTTTCAACAACAACAAGCACAACAACCACAACAGGAGCCTTATCAACCTGTTGATTATAAAGCAGAAGATTGGGCATCAAAAAATACTTGGTTTGGTCAAGACAGAGCCATGACTGCTGCAGCAATGTCTCTTCATGAAGAATTATTGCAAGAAGGGTTTGACCCAACGAGCGATGAGTATTATACTGAGATAAACTCTTATATGAGAGATGAGTTTCCTCATAAGTTTGAAAAACCGAAAGAGGAGAAGAAAACCGAAACGAAACAGCCCGTTCAGACTGTAGCGTCGGCCGTACGAAAAACTAAATCTGGACGCAGAGTCGTGAAGCTCACACCTTCACAAGTTGCAATAGCTAAAAGACTTAATGTGCCATTAGAAGAATACGCAAAACACGTGAAGGAGGCGTAATATGACTGAAACAATTAAAAAAACCTCACGCAAATTAGAAACCCGTGAAAAGGATGTTCGAAAAAGAGGATGGGTTCCTCCTTCGAATTTAGAAGCACCAGAACCACCAGAGGGTTTTCACCATCGGTGGGTAAGACTTGAGTACCGTGGTATGGCTGATGAAAAAAATGTCATTGGCAGACTACGAAGCGGATATGAATTTGTAAAAGCAGATGAGTATCCAGATAGATTGGATTTACCATCTATCGCTGACGGTAAGTACAAAGGTGTAATTGGTATTGGTGGGCTAGCTTTAATGCGCTGTCCTGTTGAGGTGAAAGAAGATCGAGATGAATATTTTCGTAATCTTACAAATCAAAAGACAGAAGCAATTGAAAATGACCTCCATAAAGAAGAACATCCAAGCATGCCTATCCATCAGGAAAGGCAGAGCAGAGTAACTTTTGGAGGCAAAAAGTCTTAATGAGTAAGATTTTAGTCTCTGAATAAAGTAAAAGGAGACTGATATGGCTAATATAGATGCCGCTTTC